AACCTCCACTGAAGTACGAGCGGACCAGTGCTTTTACTGCATCGGCCCAGCCTTCGATGGAATCATTAACAAGGAATCGTCGAGTCCTCTTCGTGTTCGGCTTTGTAATTTCTGGTAGCTTTTCTACATGATGCTTCTGCACACTGTAGCCCACTCCGGTGCCGCCGAGAAGCAAGAACATAGCCTCGCCAAAGCACCGCCAGTCATCAGCTGGCATGAAAGCGCAGTTAAAGATACGATTAGGTGCCACCTCTATTGGTTTACCACCGAATTGCATAGAGCGCATTGATGGAAGAACCTTCTTATCATAAACCATTTTGTATGCTTTTCGAATTTGCAACTCTAGTTCTGGAAACTTTTTGAGGTGCATATTCATATTGCGAGTTACCAGTTCTTGCCAAGTTTCTCGGCGCTGCTTGTCTTCTAAATATCTGGCATACTTCATGTGTACGGTTATCTCTGATAAGATTTGGTTTGATAATTCCATTCTATTTTACTCCTTTCTTCTTTTCGCTTTTAAAGCTTGCGTATTTTTGTTTCAAGTTCTCTAGTCTTTCCGCTGAGGATTTCTGCATTATATCCCCTATTGATTCATTCGTTTGTGGCAGCACTTTTATCTTTACATTGCTCGTGTCCATGAAAATTGGATATACCAATCCATCAGGCCCGTTTCTATTTTTCGCAACAAAAATACGACCTTGGTTATTATTTTTATCTTCTATTGTTCTAGAGACTGTAAAAATAAAGTCTGCTACAAAGCACTTATTAAAAGCTTCTGAGATGGACTCCATGGTGATAACTTCTGCATTCAAACCGGACCGATTAGTCTGCGATGCTGTCCATACTGGACACTCACTCTCTTGAGCCAAGCCCCTTAGCTCTTCGTAAATAGTCTCCAGTTGATGTCTTTTCTCATCCTTGCGAGACGATTCTGGTTTTATTAAATCCCCATAGTCAACAATAATCATATCCGGGATAAAGTCTCTGCGACGTAACTTATCGATATGATTCTTGATTGTCTGTATTGATGCTGACCTGGTTGGGTATTCTTTTACTATTAACTTTCCTGTTAAATCTTTTATTTCATCGTATATCTTTTCTTTGAAAACTGTTAGGTTTCTTAGTTCAACACCAGTAATAGCTGAATCATATCTTCCTGCGACGATAGTGTCTCCCAGCTCTAAAGTATAGTGAAGAACATTCTTTCCTGCCTTTAGAGCTTGGGCGCCCAAGTGGACAAGCACCATAGACTTGCCGGCGCCTGTGGGGGCAACAACAACGCCCAACTCACCTTTGCCGAGGCCGCCTTT